CTTATATGCTAAGTGTAGTGCTAAAGATGCCGGTTCTCGTAAAATGACAAATACATTAGAGGTAAGTAACGTTACTACTGATAATAAAATAACTAAAATAGAATTTGCATTTGATGGAGAACCTAAGTGGTTTACAGTAAAAGCAGGAGCAAGTTCAATCGAACCTGAAACTTCTGAAACATATGAATGTAATTTCGATAATTCAGTAATTGGTACATCTAAGAAAACAGGTATTCAACCAAGAAGAAGAACAATTGGTTGGAAAGGTAAAGGACAAAATCATACTGGATTGGCACTAAAAGTTAAAGTTACATTTGCAGATGCTACAACCGATGAAGTAAATTTAAAAACTGATTTAAGAAAAAATAGAGGTTAATAATGGCAATTAAAACATTTAAAGAAATAATAGATAACAAAGGGTATCGAATCTCTACTAAAGATAGAGAGATTTTCGAAGAAGGAACTCTGCAATCATTTTTCGGATTCTCTGATTCTGATATGATTGAATTTATTGTTTATGATGCTAATGAAAATCAACTACCTCAAGGTGATGATGGTAAGTTAGTTAGATATATACCACTTAGTTCAGAAAATATTAAAGATTACTTTTTAATTGCAGATGGTACTAGACTTCAAGCTTTTCAATTTCCAAATGAGTATTTTATAGATGCTGAAAGATTAATAAAAGAAGCTGGATATAATAATGGTATATTCAAAACTGAAATAACCTTATTAAATAAAAGAGTTGGGTATGATAACATAAATGAAAAATTATGGATTCAAGAAATATCTCCATCTAGAAACGAAATAAGAGTATTACCTATTATGAATGATGTATCTAAGAAAACTGATTTGTTAGCTAGATATAATATAATGGCTGAAGGTTCAAACTTTAGAGATGATATCATTCCTTATGTTGGTAATTTTGTAGATATGGTTAATCCAATGGAAGTAGCTGGATTTATCAGAAAAACTTATAGTGAAAAGTGGTACAATAACTTTATATCAGAATTTGGTATAAGTGGATTTGAAAGTATGGTTACTAAAATATACAATGATTTCAGAAAATCAGTCTATAATGAATTCTCAAATAGAGTATCATCAATTGGTGATATAAATTATGGTAAGAAAAAACCAACTAAAGCATCTTTGAGATTTTCAAAAGAAGATGTATATAAAGTATCACAAAGAATACTTATAGAGATTGTTGATAAATATTTACCAAAAAGGGCATTACAAGCAGAAACATCGGTTGATAACGTATTTGATGCAAGTATGGATAAGATAAGTGAAGTTATCAACTCAAGAGAATCTGATGTTGTAATTAAAGCTAATGTTCCTTCAATCGAAGTAACCGAAACTAAAGATACAGAGGATACTGATGATGTAAAAGAAGATGAAAAAAATAAATTAGATATTTTAATCGAAAAAGAAGTTCCAAAAGAACTTCCTATTCCTGATTTTAAAAAACCAAATCCAACAAAAAGTAAATCTAAAAATGATTTCAAAAGAATGTTTGGATTGGATGAAAGAATGAGACCTAACTTTCCAAAAGAACTACTTTGATAATGGCAATTAGAGAAAGAAATAATAACAATGAATCATTAAACTACGATGAAAACCTCGGTGGAGGTGGCTCTGGTGGTGGTGCTAATAATCTTATACGAATTGATGATTCTGATGGAGGTGGTTCTGGTGGTTCTGGTGGTGGATTAGATAACACACCTGTTAACACATATGTATTCACAATTACAGCCAACTTAGAAGGATTTACTACAACTGTAAATGGTGATGTTCAACCAACACCACAAAGTGTAAGAATTACAAAGGATAGTTTAATAAACAAACCTAAAAAAATTGAAGTAAAGAAAAAGGGTCATACAACACAGGAGTGTTATATAATTAGTATGATTGATGATGATACTCCAATTATAGATAATGGTTCAAACAAATTAGGTTTAAATCAGAAGGTAGTTCAATTACAAAAATACAATGGAGATATTATGGTTGGTCCTCCATTACCTTTATTGGGTGGAACTGGAAGATTAATATTCACATTAAATCAAGCAATTATATCTGATGAACCTGTATTACATACAATACAATTTAATATTGGTGGAAAGGGTTCACCTGTTAGTATTCTAAAAAACGGAACTAAAAATGCAGAGTTTTTCCCAACAGTTGGAGAAACTAATTATAGAGATATAAGTGGTACTACATATAAGATAAGGTCATCAGATTCTAAGTTATTTAGAATAACTGATATGGTGATAACTAAAGAAGGAGCTTCTTTCAGAGAATTAAAAGCAGAACCAAATGAAAGTTTGGAAGCACTTATAACTTTGAACGCAACTTATATTGTATCAATTACTACTAAAAGAGTAGAACCTGTACAACCTGCATTAAATCCAATAATTTCTTTAGTAAAAGATGAAGAAAGAAGATATAATATGAACACAAAAGCTGGAGTTCCATTACTTATACAAAGGAACTCTGATGTAAAGGCAATAACATTGATTATTGGAGATGATGTTATGGAGTTTGATGAGTTGGGTGATGATAATATCATTGGTATAACAATACCAGAAACTTCATTTAAGAAAATCGGAAAATACGAAGTAAAGTTATTTCCATTTTCATTCGAAGATTATGAAAATTCAATAAGAGAATCAGTTGAAGAAGTTAAGGAAGAAGAAATTAAAATTACACCAAAGAAGAAAAAGAAAAAGGTAATTAAACAAGAGAAGATAGTAATTCCAGAAGAAAAAATTGAAGATGTGGTTAATCCATATAATCGGGCTGACGGCAGAACCGAAAATAATGATGGTAGAAAGGGTGGTAGACCAGATAATCAAATTAGGGATAATAACATATATAGATAATGGCTAAGAAATATAGAAGAAATATTTTTGGGAGTAGGAGAAAGGAATTAGATTCTAAGAAGTCTTCTGTGTCTAAAGGTAAGCCTATAACAAAGCCTGTTACTAAAGTAAACTTTCCAACCAAACCAAAAAATGAATTAGGATTAGAGGTAATCAAACCAAAGGGAGATGTAAGTAGAATTGAGGATAGGTTGGATATTGTAACTAAATTAGATGAAGGTATAACTGATAGCGAAACAACTAATATATTCGATAGAGTTATTGGTTTAACTATTAATGTAGTTGATGAGGTCTCTATAAAAGTTCCTGACATCAGAAGTATTACTTATCCTAAATTGGTTAGAGGTGCTGACTTTATCGGATATGATGTGGACTTTGAGATAAGTTTTCGTTCTCTTCATGCATCTTACATAAAATTATTTATTGGTAACTCAACTGATTTTATCAAAGTACCTGCAAATGATAGTAGAGATACACCAGAAAGTCTTTACATAAAACCACCAAGAAATAAATCAGTAGTAACCTTAAACGTAAAAGATTTAATTGAAAGATATAGTGTTGAGACATTTGATGAGGGTGATAAAGTAAAAATTCCAATAAGATTAATTCCTGTAAATGAAGAGGGTAGAGAAGTTGTTGAGGGTAAGGTTGAACGAATTCCTATTATATTTGATAAAGGTGATTTCAATATACCAAGACAAGTTGCAATCAATAGATTAGCAGAAGGATTTATTTCTCAGTTTTCAAATTGTCAATTTGATGAATCCAATTACTTAACAAACCTATTACACTTAGGTGATGGTAACAATCAAGTAATTACAACTTGGGTAGGTAGTGAGAATAGTTTAATATTAAAACTATACGAACCATTACCAGCCAATATTACAACCAATCAAAAAGTTTGGATTACTAAGATACAATCTAAACCTATAATTGATACTATAAGTTTAGTAGGTGATGGAGACCTTTCATGTCCTCCATTACAAGGGCCTAACTTTTCGTTAGAAGCTGATACTGGATTGGGATATCAAGTATTTGATGATTTATTAGCTAGTGGTTCGGTAACGAATACATCTTTAATTCAGAAATATATTACAAACACAGGTATTGATACTGAAAAGTTAAACATACAATATGCAACTGGTTCTAATTTTGATTTTGATAACTTTATACACTTTGGTTCTGCTGAAGAAAGAATTAAAAACTTTTGGTATAAAATAGAATTATTAGAATCATATCAAGCAAAATATACTCAACTAACAACAACTGAAATTGAATTAGGGTTTATACTAGCAGAGGGTATTGGACAAGATGGTTATGTTATAGTAACTGAATCTGATGATAACTTACAATTGGATGGTACTACAACAACTGCAGTTACTGCCGTTGAATCTACCAAACAATTAGATAATATAAATAATTTAATTGGTTCGTTTGATGGATTTGAAAATTATCTATACACATCGACATCCGATATAGGATATCCTAAAAGTGGAAATAGTATTTTACCATCAACTGATTCATTATCAATCGCTTGGTATAACTCAGCGGTAACAGATGCATCATTATTTGATAAAAACAATGTAGATTACCTTAACAACAATCTTCCAGAATTTATTAGAGAAGATTTTCAGAATGAGGACTTTATGTTGTTTATGGATATGTTAGGACATCACTTTGATGTTATATGGGTTTACATAAACGGATTAAACAATCTGAGAAAACCAGAACATAAATCTGATTTAGGATTCTCAAATGATTTAGTTTATTCATTATTAGAATCATTAGGTTGGGAAGGTAAGAAAGCTTACGATTCTCAAAACCTATGGGAATATGCATTAGGACAATATAGAGATGGTACACAAAAATATGGTAGAAGTCTAAAAGATGCAAACGAAGAAATTTGGAGAAGGGTTATAAATAACCTACCTTACTTATTAAAACATAAAGGAACGGCTCGTTCTTTAAAAGCAGTAATGGCTTGTTATGGTGTTCCACAATCACTCCTTACAATTATGGAGTTTGGTGGACCAACTGACCCAACTGATGGTGGTACACAGCCATTTACTTTTGAAGATAGAACATCTGCATTAGTATTTGCCGGTTCTCAAAATATTGAATTACCTTGGAATGGTAGTGTATTGGATGCTGATAATGGTGATATCACTATGGAAATGAATGTTAAGTTCAGTGAATCAGTAAACCATAATTTAATAAAATCTACCGATGGTACTGATACTTACTTTGAATTAGAGGCAATACCAACAACAGGTTCATTTGGTAAAATAAAATTCTCTGTATCGTCTAGTTCGGATGTTCACTCATTAGAAATACCTGAGTCAAAAATATTTGATGGTAAGTATAAAACAATTGCAGTAACAAAATATGTAGATACTAATAGTTCATCGTCAATAAACCTTTATTTAAAGGAATCTTCGGATGATAGATTGATAATAAACAAAAATGTATCGTTATTCACAAGTGCATCATTAGATTGGGCTACTAGTAATATTTTATTACTTGCATCTTCTGCTTCATTGGCAATGGATGAATTCAGACTATGGAAAGATTCATTGGATGATAATATAATAACAACTCATACAAAACAACCCGATTCAATAGCTGGTAACCATTACACTGCATCATCGGAAGATATGTTAGTTCGATTTGATTTTGAGTATCCAAAGAATAGATTTCAAGATTCTTCTATATTAAACGTTGCATTAAGTACGGAATATGGAGTATCAACAGGTACATTAAACAATTTCTCAAATGAACCTACATATCCTTACAATCATGAAGTATATGAACGAAGTGTAACTGCACAAGTTCCATCATTAGGATTTAATCAAGCAGATAAAATTAGATTTGAATCTCAAACTTTAGTTAATGATTTATCATATAAAGTAAGAGCTACTAAAAAATCATTAGATAGGGCACCTGTTGATTCATCTAGATTAGGATTATTCTTCTCTCCAATAAAGGAGTTGAATATGGATATCATAAAATCATTTGGTAACTTTAATATAGATAACTACATTGGTGCACCTGAGGATGAATATAAAGATGAATATACTGAGTTAAAGGATGTAAGAGATTATTATTTCCAAAGATTAAATAGAGATATCTATGAGTATATTAGATTAATTAGATATATTGATAAATCGTTATTCGATGTATTAGAAGATTTAGTTCCTGCTAGAGCAAAAGTTTCTAAAGGTTTATTAATTGAACCACATTATTTAGAAAGAAGTAAAACTAAATGGAAAAAGGCAACATCTGAAGTACAGCATGCTAATGCAATTGGAGATTTTCAATCTAATGTAATTGTAGCTTCAATAGAAGAAAAGAAAGATATATATTTAGAATCAACTTATACTAAGATTGAGGCAAATGTAGATGGTGATACTGATACAAACTTATCATATCAATATGATAACTATGAAGCAAATATAGATGAGAAATCTGATATAAACTTAGTATCAACAAACCCTCAGTATGATTCAATTATAAATATTGAGGATGATACAAGCTTAACTGGTAACTATCCAACTTACAATAGTGAGATACTTGTTCCTGATGGTTCTAAAGTAGATGCATTCGTTATTGAAAATACATTCCAACAAATTGGTATGGACCCTAATTCATTATCAAATGCTGGATTTGGATTATATGCACCAACCTCAGCAACATCATCAATTAATACAATTGATATAAACGGAAATGTAACTTCATCTAGAAAGTTAGTATTTAAAACTAAAGAAGAATACATAGAAAAAATTAGTGTTCAAACAAAAGGATACCCTGCAACTTCAAACAACGAACAAGTTGAATATGAATTGCAAGATGTAACAAAGTATAAAAGTAAAGTTACTATACTTCCTATTGGGTCAACACCACCATCAGTTGGGAATGAGATAACTGAGGTTATTCCATTGAATGGATATTTCCCAACTCATTATAGATACAAAAATAATTTATCACAAGGATTAAAGAATTCGTTCTTTGAGGGTTCAAAACAAACTTCAACAACAACCCCAGATGGACTAGGGCCAGTAGAAACATTTACTACTAATCCAAACATTTTAAGAGTTGCTGACACAGGCAGAGGAAGTGGGGAGCCAATTCTTGAGGTAGATTAATTAAATTTTAAAATAGTTATATTTATTAGTACATAATAAACAAAAGGGCACATTAAATAAATTATGGGATATTTAGACAACACATCAATAACAGTCGATGCAATTCTTACCAAAAAAGGTAGACAGAAATTGGCATCGGGTCAATCTCTTAACATTTCCAAATTCGCATTGGGAGATGATGAGATTGATTACACATTGTACGAACCGGCACACCCAAAGGGGTCTGCATATTACGATTCTGCAATCAAGGCGATTCCAATCATGGAAGCAAGTCCTGACGAAACACAAGTATTAAGATACAAGTTAGTTACATTACCAAAAGGTACTACTCAAATTCCAATCGTAGCATTGGGTATTTCTGCAGTAGGAGTTTTTCAAGATGAAGGGCAAGTTGCTCTCTCACCTACAACTTCACCGCAAGGAAACACAAATGCCGGATATACTGTTGTATTAGCAGACCAAAGAGCAGGAACATTATCAGTAACACAAGGAGCATCGGCAGCTGGTTCAGTACCGGTATTCTTAGGAGAAGAAATCACAACTACTGCACAAGTTGTTAGTGGTTTAGGATTTACATTCACTCCTAATCCATCGTTAACATCTAATGTCTCTTCTACAATAACTGTCTATGGTAACGAAACTGGAGGTTCACAAACCATCCCAGTAACTATAACATATAGAGCATAAAACGAAATAAGATATGGCATTAATAAACGACCCAAACATAACCTCCCAACTACAAGATTTAGCAAGTGGAGGACAAATCGACAGTAATGATGTAATCGCCCTTTTAAATTCTGCATTACCATCAGGACAACAATTACAATCTGGTGCTGGTGTAACTACTGGAATTTATAAAAGATTCGGTGCGTTTGATAAAGTAAACGCTAAAGTAGAAGTAATCACAACTGGTCTATGGACTGGTGATACTGGTTCTTTAACAGCAGCATATACTTCATCAACTCAAGTTGCAGCTGCTAGTGGAGATTACTACTACAATGTATATAACGCTGACCCTGCTACCGATAATACTGCTGAAGTACAATTCGGTGTAGCATATGGACACGTTAACGGAAGTGGTTCAGTATCATTATCAGTTTCAGATGATGCACTACTTGCTTCGAAAGCAAATTATGCACAATATAAATCAGTTATCTTAGACCCAACTGATTCTAAATTCTCTTTTGAAAATGGAGCTGGAACGTTGGTAGATTCAAATGATATTTACGCTATCAATATTAATAGAGCTAGATATAGAGAAAAGATGGACCCAGGTAACTGGTCATTAACTCTTACTGGTACTGGAGGTACACATACCTTCATTGATGATAGTGGTAAGAAATTTGGAGATAAATTAGGAAAAGCTGGTAGAGTATTTAAAGTAGTAAGTGGTTCACTTAACTTAGGTACTGAAAATGATGCAACTGTAAATTCAACAGTTTCATCTGGAGATGTAGGGTTTGGATTATTTTATCCTGATAGAGGTATCATCATTCTTTCACCTGCAGCATTAGAAGATACAGTTGGTAGTGTAAATGTAGATGGAGCATCAGTTTCAATAGCTGGTTCAGCATCAACATCAGTAGAGCAGCAAAATCATAAAATCTTAGTCAATGCAATTAACGTAGGTGGTGATTTCCAAGCTAGAAGAACTGAAAATGTATCTACACAACATTTCTTTGTAAGAGCAACGAATAGAGAATTTAACTACTCAAACAACCCAACGTATGTTAATTCGCTTGGTAAGTTTGCAGAATCAACATTTGAAACTGACCCACAAACATATATTACAACAATAGGGTTAATGAATGATGCAAATGAAATGATTGCAGTGGCTAAAACATCACAACCAATTCAAAAATCATTTGATAAAGAAGTTTTAATTAAAGTGAAACTTTCATTCTAATCAAATAGAATTATATTTATAAGAACCCCACTAAATGTGGGGTTTTTTGTTTCTTCATATTTATATAAAAGTATTTCTATATGCTAAAAGAAATTCCAAAATCGGATATTGTAATTAGACCCTTCAAAGTTTATAAAGAATGGACTTTGGATGAGGGTGATATTACACCATTGTATGGTATGAATCAAACAAGTTCATACGATGAGGATACTGATGTTAAAAATTTAAATGGTGTATCTAAAAAGGGATTATATAGGTCAATAAAATCTCAATTCTATTTAAACTCAGCTACTGCATCTATTTTAACTGAAGTTGGTAGAAGAGAATCTTACACATCAACTAACGAAAGAGTTATTGGTGATACAATCGGAGTACTTCCTATTCCACAAAAATATTATGGTGAGGGAGTTAAAGTTGGTTCACTACAAGTTGAGTATGGTACAATAATAGCAACAGACGATAGTAATTCTAATCTAATAGATTCTGCATCAAATATAAAAGGTAATATTTTTTATGATAGAGGGTTAATAGTTTTGACTGATGGTATTGTAGACGATACATCTTTAACAAATTTTGATATTTCATATAGGTCTACAATGACTATACATGAAAATGAAATATTCTTATCGGTAAACGAAAACGAATTTAATGTATCTCAGAATCCAACGGCAGTTCATGAAGTTGGTGGGTCAGTGGATGTTATTAAAATTACTAAACCAAATTCTGAATTAATAGAACAACGATATGTTTCTCAATCAATTTATAAATCTGGTGCAAAATATATAAAAGATAAATCACATCCTATTATATCATCAATTGATGGTACTAGTGGTGGGAGTTTTGATGATTATGAAGTAAGTGGTTCAACTGACCAAACTGGTTCTTATTTAGCACCATTTATTACAACAATTGGTTTATATGATACTGATAATAATATGATTGCCTTGGCCAAGTTACCTAAACCAATTAAATCATTACCAGACTATCCAGTGAACTTTATAGTTCGTTTTGATACTTAATGTTATATTTATAATATATAAAGGAACACAATTATGACTTTAGAAGAAAGATTAAAAAAGAACGCACCTGCACAATCAAAGGCAAACCTTAAAGGTGGGGATAAAACTAAAATAGAAGCCGATGGTGGATTGGATTTATCAAAAGACCAGAAAGCTATCGAAAAGGCTGGTGGTAGAAAGTTAGGACAAGGTGGTGCTGGACATACACCAGTAAAACCTTATTCGGATATATTTAAATAGATTTAATGTTAAATTGGTTATGGAATGGTAACGATGTTACCGAAGATGTTATACCTGAGAATGCCGTAGGATTTGTTTACAAAATAGAACATATTCCTTCTGGTAAATACTACATTGGTAAAAAATCATTACAAAGTGTTCGTAATGTAAAAATCGGAGTTAGAGAATTACAACGTATCAAAGAAGAACGAAAGTTAAAAGGTGTACGAGGTTCACTACCCAAAAAGAAAAAAGTTAGAAAATCTTCTGACTGGCAAAAATACTTTTCATCAAACGATTGGATTAAAGAACAAATCACCGAAGGTAAGAGTGATGAGTTCAAACGTATAGTACTTAAATTTTGCTATTCAAAGAAATCACTATCTTACTATGAGGTACATTATCAATTCGAATATGATGTACTTTCAGATGACAAATCCCTTAACGGAAATATTTTAGGAAAATTTTATCGAAAAGATTTGGATAATTAAATTATTATTCGTATATTAGTACCTAATTGTATATACACAAAAATAATATTATGAATTTAGACCAAATAGCAAACAAGTACGGAGTAAACAGAAACTCCCTTAACGCAAAAGATGATGGTATCAAAATAGCAATAAAATCAATCCAAGACTTAGTAAGGGGTATGGAAAATGATAAAATTGATATAAAATATATAGATGGGGTAAAGAAGTTAGGTAACTTTCTTTATGATGTATCTGATTCAACTATCGGATAATTTGGTAAATCCAAATATTTTTCGTATATTTGTTTAAAATATAATTTATGCTCTCCGCAAGAAATAAGTTAGTTGTTATAAACGTATTGGATTCTGCATTAGGTGTTGGTACATCAATGAAGGGAAATGAACAAGCACATCATTGTCCTTTTTGTCATCACCATAAGAAGAAACTCCAAATAAATTTAGATTCACAATATTGGCATTGTTGGGTATGTGATTCTAAAGGTAGAAGTATTCAATCGTTACTTTATAAACTAAACCTTGATAGAAATGAAATCTCAAAAATTCATTCTATATATGGTGAGTATAAGCCCAAGCGAAATGAAAGAGAAGTTGAAACAATAACACTCAGACTTCCAAAGGAATTTAAAACACTCTATACCAAACCAAACTCAATCAATCCAAGCTATAATCAAGCTATTCACTATCTCAAGCAAAGAAGTATTTCTATGGATGAAGTACTTAAATATAATATAGGTTATTGTGAAGATGGATTATATGGTGGTAGAGTTATTATACCTTCTTATAATGAAGATGGTGAATTAAATTATTTTATAGCTCGTTCCTTTTACGAAGACTCTAAAATGAAATATAAAAATCCACCAGTTAGTAGAGATGTAATTGTGTTTGATAATCAAATAGATTGGAACGAACCTATTACATTAGTAGAAGGTGTATTCGATTCATTCTCAGTAAAAAGAAATGTAATACCAATCTTAGGTAAGTTTCTTCCTAGAACATTAAAGGCTAAAATTAGTGAAAAGGGAGTGAAGGAAATTAACATATTATTAGATTCCGATGCAGTAGATGATTCTACTAAACATGCAAACTACTTTATTAAAAATGGTATAAAGGTAAAAAATATTATACCTGATGGGATGGATGCCGGTGATATGGGATTTGATAAAGTAAATGAATTATTAAAAGAAACCAAAGAAACTGGTTGGGATGATTTAATCCTAAGTAAACTAAATAATATATGAAGGTAGAAAAGATTTACCACTTAGCGGATTTACACATCCGTAATTTAAAAAGACACAAGGAATATAGAGAAGTATTCCAAAAATTCTTAAACAATGTAGATAAAGATAATATCGAAAACGCTGTTATCTATTTAGCTGGTGATATTGCCCATGCTAAAACCGAAATGAGTCCCGAATTGGTTAGAGAAATCAGTTGGTTCTTAACTGAATGTGCAAATAGAAAACACACATTCTTAATTACAGGTAATCACGATTGTAACTTAAACAATAATTATAGATTGGATGTACTTACTCCAATTGTAGAAAATTTAGAAAATGAAAGAATTCACTATCTTAGAGATACTGGTGTGTATCCCTTCCATAATATTACTTTTGTGGTATATTCGATACTTGATAATCAAGAGAATTGGCCAAAGGGAGAACTGGTAGAGGGTGAGAATACTATTTGTTTATTCCACGGACCTGTAAATGATTCCACAACCGATATAGGATATACTGTATCATCTAATTCATTCACAACTGAAATGTTTGATGGATTTGATATGGTTATGTTAGGTGATATTCACAAAAGACAAACATTAGGAAGGTCAACAATAGCATATGCTGGTTCTATGATTCAACAAAACCACGGAGAATCATTAGAGAAGCATGGTTATCTATTATGGGATGTTGAGAGTAGAACCTTTGAAGAGTTTGAAATTCCTAACGATTATGGATTCTATACATTAGATGTAGACAATGGTATAGTTCCAATTGTTACTAATATGCCTAAGAAACCTAGATTACGAGTTAGAGTTTCAAACACCGACCCATCTCAGATTAAAAAGGTATTAACAAAGATTAAAAAACAATATAAAGTACAAGAGTTTACTGTTACTCGAATGGATACTTTGTCTAAACAAAAGACTGGTAACTTTGATGATAGATTAGCAATTGGAAACGTTAAAGATATTGAATTCCAAAACGAATTGATAAAAGATTATTTGGAAAGACAATACCTTGCAAACGATGATACTATTGATAAGATAAAACAAATCAATAGAGAAATAAATACAAAGTTAGTTGATGATGATGTAACACCAAATATTCAATGGGTGCCAAAAGAGTTTGAATTTTCTAATATGTTTTCGTATGGAGAAAATAATAAAATAAGATTTGACAATGCAAAAGGAGTAGTTGGTATCTTTGCTCCAAATGCAAGTGGTAAGTCATCTTTATTTGATGCAATATCTTTTTGTATTTTTGATAAAACAAGTAGAACTAATGTAGCAAAAAATATTCTTAATAATAGAAAATCTAACTTTTATTGTAAATTACATTTTCAAGTTGATGGATTAGATTACTATATTGAGAGAACTGCAAAATTAATCAACAAGGGGACACATTTAAAAGTAAATGTATCATTTTGGAGAGAAGATGATGGTGGTATTACCTCGCTGAACGGAGAGCAGAGGAGGGATACCAACACCATCATTCAACAATACTTAGGTACATATGAAGATTTTGTATTAACTACTTTGTCCTTACAAGGAAACAACACTATGTTTATTGATAAGTCTCAGAGTGAGAGAAAAGAAATACTTGCACAATTTATGGGTGTAGATGTATTTGATAAACTATATACACATGCACAAAATGAAAATAGAGATAACTCATCACTTATTAGAAAGTTTAAACAAGATGACTTTACTCAGAGACTAGCAGACATACAAGTTGAATTAAAGAAAGCAAATGCAGAATATAAATTAGAAGAAATAAATCTAAATACTGCAAAGGGTATAGTTGAAAACCACAATCAGAAATTAATCTCCCTCAACGAAAAGATTGTAAAAGTTAAATCCGACAATTATTCTTTAGAAGAATTAGAAAATAAAAAATCGACTTCGGAAACTTCGTTAACCGAATTGTTATCTCAAAGAGATAAGACACAATCTAAGATTGAAGAGTTTGAGGAAAGTCAAATTCAGTTAGAAGAAAAAATAGATTCATTTGATGAGGAAGATATTACCGAGGGGTATGATTTGTTTAATCAATATACATCCGAGTTAAGAGACTTAAACAATGAGTTGGATAAGTTAAAAATTAGAGAGGATTCTCTAATAGAGAGAATGAATCATTTGGAATCACATCGTTATAATGAAGATTGTGATATTTGTATGGAAAACTCCGAATCAATTATTGATGCTAAAGATGGAGTTCAATCTGATTTGGATTTGATAGCAGATGATAAAAAACAAATGTTAGAGCAAAAGAATACCTTACTTCTTGCAATTGATACTCGTAAACACTATTCTGATTTATTACAAAAACTTAATAAGTTGAAAGGTGATGAGACAAAAGTAAGTAGAGATATTAACATACTTATCAACAAGTTATCAACATTTGAAAATAAAGAAATCAAGATAAATAGTGAACTTATTCAAGTTACACAAATTATAGATGATTATTTAGAGAATGAGAAGCAAATAAAAATTAATAAAGAACTTAGAGATGAGATTGTAGATGTAAGACATGACTTGGCCAAATCAAAACAAATCTTATTAAATAGTGAATCAGATATATTAGTTCTAAATGGCTCAGTATCTTCTTTAAAGAATCAAAAGAAAACAATCGAAGATAGAATTGAAGAGGTATCTCAGTTGGAAGAACAACATGGTTTGTATGAATACTATCTAAATGCCCTAGGTAAGGATGGTGTATCTTATGAATTGATTTCTAAAGCACTACCAATGATAGAAGGTGAAGTAAATAACATCTTAGGTCAAATCGTAGAGTTTGGATTACAATTGGAAATGGATGGAAAGAACATTAACGCTAATATCGTTTACGATGACCAGAAATGGAGTTTAGAGATGTGTAGTGGTATGGAGAAGTTTATTAGTGGACTTGCAATTAGAATCGCTCTAATCAACGTATGTAACTTACCAAGACCAAACTTCTTAGTAATTGATGAAGGATTTGGAACATTGGATAATGAGAACCTCACATCATTATATATGTTGTTTGCATATTTAAAAACTCAATTTGATTTTGTGATGATTATATCACATATAGATTCAATGAGAGATGTAGTTGATTCTTTAATGGAAATTAAAAAAGTAAATGGATTTAGTAATATAAAATTTTAATAAATGAAAATAGGAATAATAGGACAAGGTTTTGTTGGTAATGCAATTTACCAAAAGTTTAAACAATATTTTAACATAAAGACATACGATTTAGATGAGAGTAAAAGTAACTCTGATGAAAACTTGACAATGAGTCAAAACATAGTTTTTGTATGCTTGCCAACACCAATGGATGAAGTTGGTAGATGTGATACATCTTTGGTTGAATCGACTATAAATAAAATTAGTTTAATTGGAAAGTGTAAAACTGTTGTGATTAAATCAACAGTATCACCTGGTACATCTGATAGATTAAACAAAAAGTTTGATAATATCGATGTAGTTTTTAATCCAGAATTTCTTACTGAAAGAAATGCAGTAACTGATTATGAAAATCAAAATCGTATTATATTAGGTGGTCCTAGACCATCTACAACAAAATTAAAAAGAGTATTCTCAAAAGTATTTCCAACGGCACACATAATCAAAACCGATTCAACTCATGCCGAGATGGTAAAGTATTTAACTAATACATTCTTATCAGTAAAGGTTTCTTTTGCAAATGAGATATATCAATTATGTGAAGGCTTGAATATTGATTATGATAAAGTTGTGGAGTATGCAACTTATGATGAAAGATTGGGTAAATCACATTGGAACGTACCTGGTCACGATGGGGATTTTGGATTTGGTGGACATTGTTTTCCAAAAGACCTTTCTGCAATAATACACCTAACAAGACAATTGGATACTATTAATAATGTTCTTGTCTCGACTCAAAAAACTAACGATAAAGTTAGACAAAATAGAGATTGGGAAGGTATGAAGGGTAGGGCAGTTACTTAGACCTTAATACATTAATGGGGAGAGTTTGAGTGGGGGAAACCTTTTCTTTAATTAAACTCTCCACCAAACCATTCATTTTATATCCTTTATCTTTACAAAAGGATTTTAATAATTGATGTACATTTGCATCAATTTGTAGCATTGCATATTTTTTCATATTTCTTAATCTTTAGAAATCTTTAGTTTTCTTTAGAATAAATATTGTAAATTAATTTTTTGAAATATTTATAATGGAAATAAAGTAACTATTCATTAATGGCTAGAATTAAAAAATATTCACCCGAACAAAAACTATCATCATTTCAAACTCTTATATTAGATGAAAATCCAAATTCGGATTATTTTAGAATAACTGAGTTTAAAGATACATTTACTGGTGGTAAGAATGGATTTCTTATAGAAGGTTCTCAGTATCTAAAGGAATCAACTGAAATTAAAATTGAACTTTTAGATGTAGAAGGTAATCCTATATACTTTGAGCCGGGTAATGGTATCCCAGAATACTATGAGGGTATTTCTAAATTAATAGCTGTTTACATATATAACGATACTCCAATTGGATTAGGTAAGATTACTGTTTTAGGTGAACTTAAAAAATACGATGATAATGGTGTAATACGAGATGTACCAGAACAATGGAAAGGAACTTACAATTGTAAGTGGGAACGAACATTTCAAATAAACAAATCACTTGCTAACGAAGATAAGGTTAGGTTTTATCGTAGACCTCAAGTTACAATCGGTGAAATAGTAAAACCTATTTTTAGTGGTAACCCACCATCGGTAACTCAAACTGGTTCGGTTGATGGTATTCCATTAGTTCCACTTGCAGGAAGTAATGTATCGGATTTTATATTACCTACAAGTTACCGATTAAAAGTTAACTCTGGTAATAAATGGACTGGCTCGGTTGAAGGTGAAAAAATAACATTTGATAATATAACATATTCTCCAATAATTGAAGAAGTTGTAAATGAAACTGAAATAATTGTATCACCTCCATATGCAGAAGATAATATTGTAACATCATTTACAAATGAAGATTACTCAGTAGAGTTTCCATATATAGAAGGTGTTGGTGATTTAGCAACAGCACTAACTGGTTCTTTTGCTAAGATTAGTATTACTGACATGAAAACTTTTGTAGGTGATGCTGCAAGAGTAAAGGTATTTAGACGGTCTCAAAATAACTTAACTGATTTTGAATTTGTACAAGAGATACAATTAGAATCAAATGAGTTACTTAGAGATATAACAACATTTGCTAAAAAAGAAGAACCATATGGATTCTTCTCTCAAGCAGTATTAGATGATTATTGGGTAACCTCATCAATTGATTTTGATGTTACATTTAATCAAAACTTTTTATACAATTCAGCCAAGTTAAATTCCACTCCTACAAATTACTTCTTTACATCTGAGAGTTTTGCTATTCAGAGTGGAGTTGAATATACATTAGATTTAAATGTAAGAAAAGAAACAACTGACCCTAATGCTTATTTAAAAGTATTTTTAAGTGGTTCATATAATGGTAAGGGTGTAGAACAACAAATAGCAAATTTACCTTCAACAACTGGAATACTTCAGAAAACAAACTTTAGTGAAAATATAGTAGCAAATAATTTTGATAACGCCGAACTATATTTTGAAGTAAGTGGTAGTGATTGGTATGTAAATAATGTAAGTTTAAAAGCATCACAAGAAACATCGTTTTCTCCAGATGAGATTACATTTATACAACAAGTACCTAAACTATTAGTAGAAGAAACATTTGATTATCGTTTTGAATTTTACGATATCAATAACAATTATATTCCAATAACAGTAGAAGATACAAAAACATTTAGTGGTGGTAACACCAATCTATTTGAAAAAAGTATTGAGTTAACTCCTCAAAATTTATACTTCTCGTTTGATTCAGCATCTAATCCAGCTAATGCAGTACCACCTCTAACAATAGCAATTGATGTTGATACCACATTGGTAACTGGTTCTATAACTTATACATCTGGTGCATATGATTTCTTTGGAAATCTATTATCCTCATCACAATATGCTGGTGGTATTTATCCTGGTTATTTAACTAATTGGGATGTAGATGGTGGTAGAGAACCATTTTTAAGAGTACAAGATTTTACTGGTTCTAGAGATGATATATCAGTTCAGTTCATTAGATATACTGGTGCCATTGAAGGAGTTTCTGACACCTTCGTAATTAGTAGAGTTGAAGATGGTAAAGGTGGTGTTAGTTTTGAGATAGTACCATTTAGAGGAGTTCAGATAAAAAATAAAGAATCTAAGACTTTAGAAATACAGGCAGTAAGAGTTGATGGTATAAATAGAATAGATTTAATATCTGGTTTAGATAGGGGATTCTCTGATGCTAAATTACATTTATTATCATCATCATTGGATGGTACTCAAACATATGTATCACTTTCACAGGCAATTGAAAACCCTGACTTTATAGAAGGTATAAGTGTTGGTACAACTGGTAGTGGTGAGATTGATTATAATGCTACATTTACTAGAGACGCAATTGATAATGAGTTGACTGTTTATCTTATGGATGGGCCAACAACTGAATCTATTTTAACATCACAAATTCTAACTGATTTAAAAGATGGTTTGAATCCTGGTTTGATAACATCAACTGCAGACCAATTTAATATAAAATACAAACCAAGGGAAGCATTCTCGTTTGACCCATCTCAGATAATTGTAACATCATCATTCCAACAAAGAGGTAGTACTCTAAATCCATTAACTGCTAGTTTGGTTGTAAAACCATCGGCATCGATTCAACCTCTAACTGAACTACCTGAGTTATTTGTATTTTATGATACTGGTGCTTTTGATGATACAATAACAGTGGCTGTTACTAATGCAGTAGGTGATTCAATAGATAGTGGATTTCCTGGTGACAGTGTTCCGTATTATACTGCTACTCAAACAAAACAATTAAACTTTGAATTTACATATACTGAACCAATTACTTCTGCGTCTGTAACTGCAAATAAATCTTTTTTTATTACACCTGATGGTTTACCTGGCCAAGATTCTATTGTTATTGATATAGACCCAAATCCAATTTCATTAGGTTCAAATCATAAAGGTGATGTTTACAACTATGAATTAGCTGATACCGATGTACAAATAACACAAGGTGATTTATTTTTAATAAATACTGGTAGTGGTAATCCTGGTACATTTACAACAACATCGGTTGTACCTACTAATATAGTTTTCGAAACCTTAGTTGGTGATTCAACAACAACAATGAGTTTGGCTGGATTTGAAACAATGTCAGCAATTAGTGCAAGTGTACAATTTAACTTTAATATATTTCCATACTTTACGGCATCCTTAATAACTGCAAGTAAAACACAAAAGTTTACAAAGATAGTAGATGGGGGTGGGCCAATTGAAGTAACATTAGACCCAATAGCCACTGCACTAAACGCCGATGAAATAGGATTTGTTTCTAATTATTCAAGTGCAACAACTGAAGTATTTATAAAACAAGACGATGAGTTCTTCTACTATGATGAATTCGATGGAGGTAGACCAGGTACATTTGTAACGGAATCTATAACACAAAGAAATATACAATTTTCAGAAGTTTCATCTTCATTTAGAGATTTAATTGCATCTGGTAGTATATCTTCATCTGGTGGAGAGATATTACACTTTAAGGGATTTGGTGGATTGGCAAACAATCAACCATCTGCTAGTATCACATATAACTTTAAGGTTTATCCTTATTCATTAACTGGTGGTGTGGCTGGTGTTCCTAGAATAGTTTCAAAAACACAAACATTCTCAAAAGTAAATGATGGAACTGCTGCAAGAAAAGTAAGTTTAGTTGCAAGTAGTGATGTAGTTGTCTACAATGGAGATGGTATTAAAGTTGCACCGGCAGGTGATGTTAATTTAACGGCAACTGCAATAAACGTAACTGGTTCTGCTTTCTTTACATTCTTAAATAATGATGGTTCTACGATACAAGCAACATCAACTGATAATACAACAACAGTTGGTGATTTACCTGCAACTGGCTCAACAAAAACATTTACAGTTGAACTGAGAGATGGTTTAGCAACTGGACCAATTGTAGATACCGATAGTGTAACTATTTCTGGTGTTGGTGAAGGTGCAACTGCATATTCCGCACAACTTTCTAATCCTGCATCTTCTATAACTGTTGAAGTTGATGGTTCAACATTCTTTGAAAACGCAGGTACACTAATAAGAGCATACAAAGGTGGAACTGAATTACAATATGTTGAAGAGTATGATGAGGCCGCAGTTGATCCGGTAACATTTTTACCAATTGGTACATTCGGACAATTCTCTGCATCGGTAGACCAAATATCAACTTATCTAACACAAGGTACTTTAGGTAACGGCAAGGCAATAGCAGAAACATCAGGTCAATTATATGCATCTGCCTCACTTATAACTAATTGGAATTCACCTCAACAAAATACACAAGGGTTTGTAATATACAAAATAGATTTTGAAAATGGTAGAGCCACTCAATTTGTACAACAATCATTCTCAGCTGTATTCGAAGGAGCAACTGGCCCTGGTATTGTAATGAGGGGTGAGTGGACAGGTAGTATTGCATACATATTTGACCAAGGTAACCAACGAAGAGATGCTGTACTTAGAGATGTTAGTGGAACAACTCATTATTGGGCAACAACACAATTAGTACCATCTGGTTCGGAATACACCGATGGTGATGATGTTTACACAATAGAACCTATACTACCATCACAAACAAATCCAGATGGTACTTATGTTGCAGGAACTATTGATACTAATGGTTGGGAATATTTAGGTGCACAAGAACTATTTGTTGCAGCTAAGATTGCAATATTTGATGAATCATTTGTAAAAAATACAATTAACGTTGGAAACGTTGATTATAATGTTAATCCTCAAATAGCTATTGTTGGTGGAACTAATGAACCTTATATATCGGTAGGACAAAGTATTCAAGGATTTGCACAACAAGGTGCATATCTAGGTTCAACTGAAGATGGTGGACCAGGAACTACCGCCGGTGGTTTATTATCACTTTCAGGTGACCCAACTCAAGCATCATATAATGCATTATCATGGAATGGTGAAACACTTACAATTAGAGGAGCTATAAAACAAACTCCAACTGGAGCAAGTGAACCTCAACTAAGAGGTATATGGGCAACTGGTATAGATTATGCAGCTGATGATTTAGTTATCTATAACGGACAAAGTTGGACAGCTAATTCTGCACACACATCAAACATATCAGGAAACGCAACGGATGGTCCACCGGCAACAGGACCTTGGACTGCTGCATCTGGAACTGGTAAGACTGTTTCATTAGCAGCTGATACTTTTGTAATTGAATATGACCAAGATGGTAACAACCCATCACCATCTTCAATTAACTTATTCGCATCATCATCTAACTTCATAGACCCATATTTTAAATTTACTGGTGGTGGTACAATTTGGACTGGTGATGATACTACATTTACTGATGGTTCTGATACTAACAACGATATTGTAAGTAGTATTGATTTAAGTGGAACAACAATATCAGATTTACCACTTCAATTTAGAGTTGGTGTTTCGGATGGTGGGTTAAGTGGACAAGGACAAGTAGAACTAATTAGTGATGTAATTAACATATTTGGTGTAAAGCCAGGCTCGGATACTGTACCAAACTTTTTCATTACTCCAGTATCTGGTGGTACTCAAATAAAAAATAGTAGTGGTACTATTGAACTAAAAGCTCAAAAGGCAGATATAAATGGTGTAACTGATGTAGTAGGTGGTAGTACTGATGCACGAATTTATGATGGTAATACTTTACTTGCTGTACAAACTGGTGTTACTGCTGTTGTAAGTGCCGCAGCACCATATAATCCAACCATTGACAAAGACTTCATTAATGGAACTAAAACACTTTTACTAAAAGATAATAGTGGTAATGTATTAGATTCAATAACATTATTAGATGTAACTGATGGTTTAGGTGGTGGTTCATTTATTGCATCATCCCTAAAAACAAATAGAGATACATCGGTTACTCCAAACACATTTTTTCCAAGTTTCTTATCCGCAACCGCATCTTTCTACGATACATCTGGACAAGAATATCAAGGTAGAGTTCAAATAACACCATCTTTAGTGGGTAGTACAGACCATATGGCTGTTAGTACAAAAACCGGTAATGTACAAGTGGTGATTCAAGCCAATGATGGAGATGGTACATCAATTACATTAGGTGGTTCATCAGTAGCAACAAAAGATGTGGTATTAAAAGCACTATTCTCTGACCCAGCAACTGGACAGGTTACCACAACAACTGAAACATTCTATATTGTATCTGATGGTGTGGATGGTATTGATGCAATAACTGTAATTAATACAAATCAAGCACATACAGTTCCAGCTAATTCAGATGGTACATTGGGTAGTGGTGCTCTTACTAATAGTGGTACAATAATTACGGTATATGAGGGTGTAACTCCATTAGATTTTACAACTGGTACTGCTGGTAATGGTCAATATACAATAAGTGTAGGTTATGTTGGTACTGCAACTTTAGGTAGTATAACTGCAGTTGGAACTTCACCAGTCACAGCAGAAGTTGCTGATGCAACTGGTATGACTTCTACACAATTAATTATAACCTATACGATTAGTGGTAAACGAACAGGTGGTGCAGTATTTACATCAACAACTACACAAACTTTAACTAAAACAAATGCTGGTATCAATGGAGCTGCAGCAGGTATAGTATATGCTGGTGAGTGGAAGTTAACAAAAAACGATGGTAGTTCTCCTGCTTATGATAATAAAGTTGTATATCTTGGGGAGGATGATTTACAATATGTAGTTAAACATAATGGTAGTTACTATGTATGTTCCATAACTCATAGATATGCTGGTGTTTGGGATATTAATGAGGATTATTTAGACGGTGATGTTGTTTTGGATTCGGGTACTTATTATCGTGCAGGACAAGATATACCTACTGGTGATTATTATCCTGGTGACCCAGAGTGGCCATCAGTTGGTTCATCTATTGAACCTGGTAGTACTCAAACCGGAGGTAACTTTTGGGAATCATTTGGAGCAGAGTTTACTTCGGTAGCAACTGATATTCTTTTTGCTGAAGATGTATATGCTAATAGAACGATAAATGTTGGTACGGGTGAAAATAATAAACCTGTTATATCACTTAATGCTGATACTGCAAATGGTAGTGCATCTCCATTTATTTCAATAGGACAATCAACTCAATCATTTGAAGAAGATGGTATATTCTTAGGATATCCAAGTGGATTAGCATCACCGGTAATGTCACTGGTAAGTGGTAGTGATTACTTTGTATATAATGATGGAATAATTGCACTTTCAAATGCAGCAATGGTTGGAACTGGTTCTACTATAACAGGTCCTTCTCTTAAAATTGGATATGATAATAATTCATTATATCCAAACACCGATGCAAGGGGTTACAATTTCACTGTAAGTACTGATGGTATTGTATCTGCATCTGAAGCAAACATAAAAGGAACAATAGAAGCTTCGGCTGGTAATATTGGACAATGGATAATTACACCGCCTGAGAATGATGCACAAGGTAATTCAATTGGTGGTATTCTACAAGATGATGATGGTGAAATACGATTTAATCCTAACAATGCAGAAATACAAATTTTTAGCGCATCATTTGAGGAGACATCAATAGAAGCTCCAATGTCAACTACAAGGACAATGGTAGTAACGGCTCAAAATGATATATTCTATATAAATGTCGATGGTACTAATTCAGAACAAGCTCCAATATTACATTTAGAAAGAAGTTCATACTCAGATGATATTCCCAACTACTCAACAAAAGTACAACCATATGGTTATCGATTTGATTTATCATCTAACACTCTAAGTGGAAAGCAATTTAGTTTCTCAATGAGAGAAAATGGTCAAGGTACATATGGTGGTAGATATAATAAGTCAACCACATTAGATACAGATATCAACGGCCAGAGGTTCTTAATCATAACAAGTAGTGCGGCAATTGGTACTGCTGGGGCATATATTGATATCACACCATCATCGAGTATGGTTTTAGGTGGAATAGGAAACGGATTAATTGGCGATCCTGATGGAATGGAATTTTGGTATTATTGTGAAAACCATGTTGGTGCGGGTAATCGAGTTTATATATATGATAATGGTAAGGCAGTTACCACTGAGGCTAATTATACTGAAAGAGTAACAGTAGGAGCTCAAAACTCATTTACGTCTCCAACTGGAGACGACTTCACTTTTTCATTTGGTACACCAAGCCCCTCAGGAGGCCAAACATTTAATGTGACCTTTAATGGAATTACTACTACAACTTACCCTGGTAGTGTGGATATAAAAACAGTAGAGCAATTGACTATGGCATCAAACGCAGTTACCTTACCTGCAGGCCCAGTCACACTTGCTGATATTGATTATCCATCTATTACCGCAAAAAGTTCTGGAGTTGGAGAATCAGAGTTCGTATCCTTAGAACCGTCGTACACACCATCATATGAAAATCAAGTTCATGGTGGAAATAGTTTAAGGTTCTTTTTGACAGCAGGTTATAGAAATATTAGACAATATTTGGAAGTATATAATTCTACTACCAATGAAATAATAGGTACAAAATATTTAAATTCAGCAATTGCTTATGGGGCAAAAGAAAGTACTCATCAATGGACAGGCCAAAGTACTGGGGGCCAATTCTCTGTTATTGGTACTACTGAAATTACTTTAGAAGATGGTACTACCAAGTTAGCAAAAGATATTACTTTAAATGATAGAATTTTATCTTGGGATAGTGGTACTAATATGTGGGTATCTGCAGGATTATCTGATATTAAAAAACGAAATGTAAGTGAAGTTTATAAACTAAGTGTTGATGGTAATGATATTGAAGTATCGGATTCGCATGGATTTTGGTTGTTTGGTAATGAAATAAATTCAGGTCAAATAACAGCAAACGAATTATACAAAATTAAAAAAGCTGGTTCATCAACGACACAAGATAGTTTAAAATTGTGGATTAAGGATGGTGATTCAAAAAAGAAGGTTGCTATAACCAATATTAGAAAAATTGAAAAAGAAGAAGAGGTAATAACCTTTAGTGTACCAAACTATGTAAACTATGTTTCAAATAATATTATTTCTCACAACGCTGCCGGTAATTACACCTGGAATCAACAAACATTGTCATATTCATCAAATCAAACTATTATTTCAACCGCTGCAGGTGGTACTACTTCATTCGAGTTAGATATACCATCAGCCGGCGATTACAAAATACGATTCAGACTAGAGTTAAAATCTAAAGCAAGACAGAAGATAGAGATAACAAGAGACTCTTCAGCAACTTCTACAATTACATTTACTGCAGTCAGTACCACATTTAACTCGTCTAGTTCTGGTGCTACCCTTTATGCTAATAATGCAAGTCAAGTAGCATCTCTATGGAGACCAGATGTTCAAATTCAAAAAAATAATAACTTTGTTGAAATCGTTCCTGCCGGAATACAAGTAGTATCTGGAACTGGTAGGTATAGTAGATTAAGTAGAAGAGACCAAGGTGCTACTGATATTGAACTATTAGAAGTAATTGATGGTAGTGTAAAAATTCAATCAAGAAAGTCTGTATCTGTCCCTGGCTCAACCACAGATAATGATAAAATTGGAATTGAAGTAGATGGTGATATAGTACCAGAAACTAATACTACATGGGATATTGGTAAATCCAACAAATATTGGGAAAATGGATACTTTGTACATCTAAATGGGTCATATTACAACGCTAGTATGAGAACCCTACAAGCTGCAGCTAAATTTACTCAATTTAATAATAACGCAACTCCATCAATTTCAGTTGATATGAATATAGCTTCCATAACAAGAGTTAGTGAAGGAGTATATACAGTAACTTTCGATAATACTTCAACCTTCACTCTCAGTACATCCATAGTGTCGGTAACTGGTCATGGTGTAGCTGGAGATAATAATTCTCAAAATCTTGGAGATGATGAGTTTACCCGTAACTGGGGTGTACTGGTTGAGTCCAGTAATATAAAAATTAACTCTAAAGATAATAATACAGATGGTAATTCAGATTTTGAAGTATGTTACCTTATGGTTTTTGGTAGATAATAAATTAATAAATTATGGAAAAATTACATTTTATATTTGAAACATCACAATCACTATCCAATACAGGAATAGGTACATTGGCAGGTGATTGGGAAAACGAATCTGATGATGTTCATATAGCTAGAGCAAATTGGTGTTCAAAAAAGTCAGTACCTGATGGATGTAGATATCAATTAATATCTCAATCTCAATTTCCACCTGATTGGGATAATTATAGTTGGGATTACACTAATAATGATGGTATTGGTGCACAAAATTCATTTACTCAAAGTTGGGATGAGTATGTAACACAAAGTTTATCACTATGAGTTGGTCATTAAATAAAGATAAGGCAAAAGAACGATTTTTAAAAATCTATCGTAGGGAGAGAGATAAAAAATTATTAGAATTGGATGTTCAATATATGAAGGCATTGGAAACCCCTGATGCATCCGAACAAGCATCCGTTGTTTCTCAAAAAAATACATTAAGAAATTATCCATCTACAATCACCAATGATTCATTTTCTACTATTGATGAATTAAGAGCATTATGGCCAACATCCTTGTTAGACTTACCAAAACGATGGTAATTAATTTTTCGTAAAACGAAACTTATATATACTTATATATACAAACAAAAGATAATATGGCAAAGACAGAAAACTTAGAAAAGGAAATTTTAGATAGATTAAGATTCCTAAGAGATGAAACTGATAAGATTGTAATATTTTTAGGTCAACTTGCAGTGCAAGAAAGAACTATTAATAAAAAACTAAAAGAGATTTCTGATAATCAAGAAAAGTATGGTGCTATGAATGATAAGTACATATACGAATTGGAAGAAAAATTGGGAGAATTGGATAAAAAGTATAAGAATGGACAGATTGACCTAGATAAAGGTACAATAACTGTTGAAGAATAATTTGGATAATTGAAATTATTTTCGTATCTTTACATTGTAAAGTGCATCTAAGCATCTAAATAGGTTATGGTAAAGAAAAAACTACTTTATGTAGCATCTCATCTTTCAACAGGTGGAATGCCACAATATCTTCTTAAACAAATACAAACTTTTAGTAATGAGTTTGATATTCAAGTTATAGAATACAATGACCATAGTGGTGGTGTATTCGTAGTTCAAAAAAATCAAATCGGTGATTTAGTAACTCTTCATACTTTATATGAAGATAAAGGAAATTCATTTATAAAAATTATAGATGATATAAAGCCTGATATAATTCATTTTACTGAAATACCAGAACATTTCATAGACCATTCAATATTGGATAAGATTTTTGGAAACAAAAATAGAAAGTTTGATATAGTTTGTTCAACACATGGTTCTTTCACAAACCCAGATGAAATTAAATATCATCCAGATAGATACATCTTAGTATCGGAGTGGAGTAGACAAAGATTTGAACACTTGGGAATAGATACCAAAGTTTGGCAATATCCTATTGAAGATTTTAAATACGATAAAGATAAAGCGAAAGAAGAACTGGATTTTGAAAAAGATTGGAAACACGTTCTTATGGTTGGGTTATTTTCAGTCGGTAAAAACCAAAGTGAAATATTTGATGTAGCTAGATTATTAGAGAAGTATAAAATTAAATTTCATTTTGTAGGAAATCAAGCAATGAATTTTGAAGATTATTGGAAACCACTTATGGATTTCAAACCGAAGAATTGTATTGTATGGGGTGAACGAACTGATACTGATATGTTTTATAAGGCATCTGATTTATTTTATTTTAGTTCAACTTTAGAACTAAATCCACTTTCTATTAAAGAAGCACTTTCGTATGGACTACCATCTATATTCAGACGATTACACACATTTTTAGATACATACGATAATACCGAGTTGGTAACCTATATCGATGATGATATTCATAAAACAAAAAATTTGTTACAAGAAACTCTACAACCAGAGTTTAATGAAATTCCTGGTTGGTTTTCTTATCAAAAATTATATGATGAAGTAATTGATAAATTACCAAATAATTCTAGTGTAATAGAACTTGGTTCTTGGATGGGAAAATCTACAAATTATTTTGCTACAAAATTAAAGGAAGCAAATAAAAATGTAAGATTCACTTCTATTGATACATTCAAAGGTTCGGTTGGATATGATAACTTATTACATAGAACAATGTTAAAACCATTTGATGGTGATTTATATACCGAGTTTTCTAATAATTCAATCATATCAAATAACTTTGATAACATACAAGTAATAAAAGATACATCTGATAATGCTAAAAATCTTTTCTTAAATAACTCACAGGATTTCATAATGGTTGATGCCGGACATGACTACGATGATGTTAAAAATGATATAAACAATTGGTTTTATAAAGTTAAACCAGGTGGTATAATAGCTGGAGATGATTATGATTATGAAACTAATTTATTTGAGGGATTGACCAAGGCAGTTAACGAATACTTTTATGGACAAGTAACATCTAAAGAAGGTTGGGTATGGTATAGAAAAAGACCCCGTATTCAAATAATTCACATGATGACAAACCCAAATGACATCAGAGAAAAGATTAGTGAGAAGTCACTAAAACAACTCCAACGTTGGGGATTCGATTATAAACCAATGGTAAACGATGTATATGATGGATTACCACCATCTGAGTTTTGTAGAAGACCAGAAGATATATCAGAAACTCCAACATATCATGGTGAATTTGGTACGGGTAAGATTACTGGTAGACATTATGGTTGTTATTTGGCACACATAAATGCATTAAAAGAAATAGATACTGATAATTATGATTACACTTTAATATTTGAAGCAGATGCATTTATTTATTCTAATTTAATAGATTTTGTAGATGTAGTTAATAAAGCATGTTTCATATCAGAGAGGGATGATGTACCATTTATATCATTTGCTAATAATATATCATGGAATCGTTCAAATGTAGATGACACGTTTGCAGAAACCGATTATAATCAAGATTGGGCTCATGCATATCTGATACCAAATAGAGACAAGCAATGGTATATGGATAGAATCAAAGATTGTGAATGGGATGTTGCTGATTTGTGGTATAATCATGTATTTTTTAATCATAGACGAAAACGATACACAACAAATTATCCTTTTTCAAAGCAAGCAGAAGGATTATCATTGTTAGATAATACAAATAAAAGTTGGAAATGATTTACGATAAAATAAAAAGAAATCAGAATAATATTATAGATATTAAAAACAGAGTTTTGATATCATATGTTAAAGGCCCAAAAGTTGAAATTGTAGGTTCAATTGATGCAACTTACAAAATAGAATTTATAGATACCAAAACAAATATAAAACATTTTGAAAGTGAGTTAAAAACCAATCATTGGGCTAAGTCAAATTTAGAATATTTTTGTAATTGGAAAATAGTTATAACCGAAAATGGAAAACCATTCTATCAAGATATCTTCAATGCAAAAGATAAAAGAGTTTATGTAGCAATGGATTCTAGAGCATTGGGTGACACGTTGGCATGGATTCCTTATGTAGAAGAGTTTGGAAATATACATGGTTCTAAAATGATAGTTTCAACGTTTCACAATAACCTACTCGAAAAACAATATCCAAATATAGAATTCAGAGAACCAGGTGAAGAAGTTCCTAATTTATACGCAATGTATTCATTAGGTTTATTTTACAATGAGGATGGTAATATTAATCACTTTAAAAATCCAATAGACCCAAAGAAACTTACAATGCAAAAAATGGCAACTGATATATTGGGATTGGAATACAAAGAAATAAAACCAAAGTTAGAAGATAGAAAAGTTAAAAAAGATGATAAACTAATCACAATAGCAATACATGGAACTGCACAACCAAAATATTGGAATAATCCAACTGGTTGGCAAGATGTTGTAGATTGGTTAAATGATAAAGGATATAAAGTCAAACTATTATCAAAAGAGAATTCTGACTATATGGGTAACAAACACCCAAATGGAATAATAAAACACCCAGAAGGCTCATTAGAATCAGTTATGGATGAAATGGCTAAATCAAAAGCATTCATTGGTATTGGTAGTGGATTAAGTTGGTTAAGTTGGGCGTTAGGAACAAAGACAGTTTTGATTAGTGGATTCTCAGAGGATTGGGCAGAAATGAAAGATTGTGTAAGAATAGGTTCACCCAAAGGAAAGTGTAGTGGGTGTTTTAACCGATTAAAGTTAGACGCTGCTGATTGGAACTGGTGTCCAGACCACAAAGGTACTAATAGACAATTTGAGTGTACTAAAGAGATTACATCGAATATGGTAATAAGTGAATTAAAAAAGTTTTTATAAATGAAAATTTGGATTAATGGTTGTTTCGATGTTCTTCATCACGGACACTTTCAATTAATTGCACATGCAAAATCATTGGGAGATGAACTAACAATAGGAATTGATTCTGATAGAAGAGTAAAAGAATCAAAAGGAGATGGTAGACCTTTTCATACTCAAAAACAAAGAATATATAATCTATTTCAGATTAGTGGAGTTAATGGTATTGTGGTATTTGATACCGATAAAGAATTATCAGATGCTATAAAAGAATATCAACCAGATATTTTTGTAATTGGAGAAGAATATAAAGATAAAGGTATTATCGGTAGAAAACATGCTAAGAAAATAGAATACTTCCCAAAGGTGGAGGGATTCTCAACAACAGGTTTATTAGATGAATAAAGTATTAGTTATAGGAGAACAATGTGATGATATCTTCATTTATGGAGATACACCTAGACTTTCACCTGAAGGCCCGGCACCTGTATTTATTCCAAAGAGAGAAGTTTACAATGGTGGGATGGGAATGAATGTTTGTAAAAATTTAGAAGAATTAAAAATAGATACTGATTTCAAACATCAAAAAAATCCTATAACAAAGACAAGACATATTCACGAATCATCAAATACTTTATTATTAAGAATTGATGAAGAAAAAAATATAGATAGGATTGATAATAAAAGATTAATCGATATCGATTATTGGAATTACTCGATAATAGTGATTTCAGATTACAATAAAGGTTTTCTAACTGAAGAAGATATTGCATACATCGGATTTAAACATCCAAATGTAATTTGTGATACCAAAAAGCAGTTAGGAAATTGGTGTAAGGATTTACGATTCATAAAACTAAATCGTTCAGAGTTTGAAAACAATGAAGAATTCATTCAAGAAAACGATTGGATTTTAGAAAAGTTAATAATTACATTAGATAAGGATGGATGTATGTACAAAGGTATATCATATCCAACCGAAAAAGTAGAGATAATGGATATCTCAGGAGCTGGTGATACATTTGTAGCAGGATTTGTGAAAATGTTCTTAGATACTGATGATATTTCAAAATCAATACAATTCGGAAATCGTTGTTCAGCACAAGTTGTACAAAAGCGAGGTGTTACAACAATAGATTACGAAAACTTATAATTTATATATTTATATACGAATTCAAAATTAATTAATTAATAGTCAAATGGCAAAAAAAGAAAACAAAACATCAATTGATTTGGTAACGGTTGAACTATCGAAAGATAAAGTAGATGAAATCAAAGGATACAACGGGAAGTTACAACAAGTAATGACACAACTTGGACAAATACACATCAGAAAAAACGAACTACATAGTGAGTTAGAAAAAATTGATGAAGCAGTTGGACAAGCTGAAGATATGTTTAAGGAAACTAACTCAGAAATGAGAAAGGAATTAAATAAATTGGAAAGAGATTATCCAAGAGGTCAATTAGATTTGGAGAAAGGTACGGTTACTTACAACCCAGCTATCAAAGAACAAATGGAACAACAACAACAACAAGGTGGAGCTCAGATGGGTGACAATGGTGTTGGAGGAGGTGATGTTGTAAATTCACCATTCGTTCAGGTATAATTGGTAAAAGTAATAAATCGTATATTTATATAGTACAAAGGAAATAGTACTTTTATAATGAACGAATTATCCCAATTTTTAGTAGAGAGTATATTATTAGGTGAAACGGACAGTGTAGACAACAAAGTTGTAGTTTACGCTGGCCGTTTTCAACCGTTTCATAAGGGGCATTACGCAACCTACTCTCATTTAGTAAAAAAGTTCGGTAAGAATAATGTGTACATTGGTACATCTAATAAAACCGATAATAATAAATCTCCATTTAACTTTAAGGAGAAAGTGATGATTATCACAAAAATGTTTGGAATTCCTTCCAGCAGAATCATTGAAGTAAAAAATCCATATGTACCAACTGAGGTACTTAAAAAATTCGATAAAGATACTACGGCATTTATCACAGTAGTTGGTAAGAAAGATGCTAGTAGATTAGGTGGTAAGTTCTTTACACCTTATAAAGATAACTTAGACTTCGAAGGATATGAGGATAAGGGGTATGTTTATATCGCTCCTAATCAATCTAATCCAATTAGTGGAACTGAAGTTCGTAATGGATTAAAATCAGGTTCAGATGATGATAAGAAAGATTTCTTTTCAAAAAGAGCATATCCAAAATTTGATAAAAAGATATTTGATTTTATAACAAACACATTAAACGAAGATTTTACTATTTCAAAAGAAGTAGTAGAAGAGTGGTTAATTGAAAATGTTGATTTAATTAAAGAAGCATCATCTACTATGGGTAAAACCGCAGTTGATGATGGACCTAATTATATCTTTCCATCTTATGCAATATTCGATAGAGTTTCTAAGAGAAGAGCAGAGGCAATAGGATATACTGTTTTATCACAAATAATGACTGATGAACTTACTGATATAGACCCACATCCAATTTATCCTGATGGGCCTGTAAAAGCAGTAACTCCATATCCTGCAGGTGTTGCTGGTAAAACAACCGCAACTAACCAAAAAGATTTTTATGGTACTGATGCTTACAACAAATGGTTCAAGCACGTAACTAGACTTGCTGGATTGGTAGGATATTCTTTACTTAATTTTGCTGACTTAAAGGATGATAAAAAACAATCAACTAAAGATTTATCAAACGAAAAGAAACCATCAACTAATACAATAGAAGAAGATATTAAATTACCAGTAAACATAGGAGATACAATTCTAACTGGTAGATTTAAAAACAAAAAAACAATCATCAAAACAATTGGTAAAGATGAACATGGGATGCCAACTATAAATGGTAGAAAGGTAGTAAACTTTAGAATTGTTAAAGAGGGTACTATTAATGAAATTCCAATGGCTGATTTGGTGAAGATTGATAAGTATGCTGATAAACAACTTAATCCAGTAGATATAGTTCTAACTGATAAACATTTCTTCGATAGGTTAACTGACCCACGAAACAAAAAAGAAATATCACAAGCTGAATTAATTGGATTCTTTAAAAGATTAGGAAAAAAGAAAAAAGAATTTGTAAACTTCCTCAATCAGTACAATCAAGTTGTAGCAAAAGATAATAGAACAAATCTTAATATTCCATTTATGAAACAAGCGAATAAAGTAATCGCTAAAACCATAATGAGAAAAGATGATTTTAAAACATCAGACCCAGAATATAAATTTGAATCATTACCAACTAAAGTTACTGATAAGTTTAAAGCTGTAAAAAGTGGTAAACCTTCATCAGAAGCTGAAAAAGATTTTAATAAACATCATCAAACATCTGCAATTGCAAAAAGAGGTTCATTGGCTGAACCCGATACTATTGATTTTGATGATGATGGAAAAACACCAGGTCATCAAAACAAAGAAAAGGATACTAAGAAAAAAGGTTACGAACCTGTAACTGAAAAAGTAGTAGGTAATAAAATTGTATGTGATAAGTGTGGTTGGAATTGGAAAATATCAGAAGGTGGTAACGATTTATACATTTGTCATAAATGTGGTAATGATAACACTCCTAAGTTAAGTGAAGGATTACTATTAGAAGGTGGAGCATATGGACATATGAATCACCCATTCGATACAGAAATTAATTTAACGTTTGGACAACTTAAAGATATTGTAAATAAAGCATTAGAAGGAAACTTAGATTTAGCTAGAGAAAAGACAGATGGTCAAGCATTGGCAGTTAGTTGGAGAGATGGAAGATTAGTTGCGGCAAGAAACAAGGGACATTTGAAAAACAAAGGTGAAGGTGCATTAGATATTAATGGTGTAGCGATGAAGTTTGCTGGTAGAGGAGAATTGGAAAAGGCGTATAACTTCGCAATGAAAGATTTAACGAAGGCAATATCTAAGTTGAGTGAGAAACAAAAAGATAAGATTTTCAAAGGAGGAGCTTGTTTTATGAATTTAGAAGTTATCTATCCAACTTCTGTTAATGTAATACCTTATGGTCAAGCACTACTCGTATTTCATGGGACTATGGAATACAACGTTGATGGTATTGCCATTGGAGAAAATCAAGAAGCTGCAAGAACACTTGCGGGAATGATTAAACAAGTAAATGCTGATGTACAATCTGCATATACTATTTCTGGTCCTCCAATTAATCAATTACCTAAATCAAACGATTTAAGAAAACTAAAAGGTTCTTATAATTCTAAGATATCAAAATTACAATCTAAATTCAAATTAAAAGATAACGATGGAATCGCTGATTATCATCAAGCTTTTTGGATGGATTTTGTAAATAAGAAATCTCCAACTAAGTTAGATAACAAAACTCTAATGGGATTAGTTAAGAGATGGGCATTCTACGATAAATCATTTAGATTAGATAGGAAAAATCTAACTGATGTAAAAACAATGGAATGGGCAAGGGGAATTGATAAGAATGACCACGCTAAAATGGCTAAAGATAATATTAGACCATTCGAAGATATCTTCTTAGGTATCGGAGCAGATATACTTTCATTTATGAGTTCAGTATTAGCAGCTAACCCTGATAAAGCAGTTAGGGATATGAAAAAGAGACTGGATAAAACAATTCAAGACGTTAAGAAATCAGGCGATGTTAAGAAAATTAATAAACTTAAATTAGAACTACAAAGGTTGAACGCTATTGGTGGTACTAATAAGATAGTTCCTAATGAGGGTATCGTATTTGTATATGGTGGTAAGACTTTCAAACTTACTGGAACATTCGCTCCACTCAATCAGATACTCGGTTTATTTTACGAATAGTAAAAAATCCAATACTTATATATATGAATATATAAGTTACAAAATATGGCTGAGAAGAAATTCAATAAAAAATATATGCACCCAACTCGTAGGAAGTTGGTAAATATGATTCAAACTGGAGAATATCAAAAAGATACTCAAGTTTCACTATCTGGTATTAAAGAAACTACCAAACGAAATATTGGTGATATTTGGGAAGAAGATGGTATTGTTTACGAACAAAAATCATATGGTAAGGTAAAACAATCTAAATTATCAAACGAACTTTCTAAAGTTAGAAAGTATTTAGAAGAACAATCTAAGTGTAAAGCAGATGATTGTGAAACCAATAACTATTCAAGAGCAGATAAAAAGTTAATAAGTAAAACTACATTTTGTGGAGTTTGTTTAGCTAAAAAAGAACAACAAATTAAATTAGATGGGTTATGGGAAGCATATGAAGAATATAAGATATATTCTAATATGGCTGCATATGGCACTGATACAATGGAAAAGTGGAATCAAGCATTACATGAAGTTTCCAATATTCACGAATACATCAACGATGATGGTTCGGTTGAGAAGTGGGCATCTAATGAAGATGTACAAACACTAAGAACTCAGATTGAAACCGATATCGAAAATGGTAAAAAGGAACTTACTGAAGTTATAGAAAAAAGAAATACAGCCTACATGAAATTAAAACCTATGAACTATGAATTGGTTAAAGAAATTTGATTTAAAGACTATAATGATAATGATACTATGTGTGGTATTGTTATTTAGAAGTTGTGGTGGTGGTGAAGAAGAAGAAAAAGAAATAATAAACGTAGATGGTAAAGATTACGAACTGTTAGAACAAAAAACAGATACCATATATGTAGAAAAGGAAGTTAAAGTAACAAAGTATGTACCAAAGTACATTACAAAAGAAATAATTAAGGAAGTAGAGATACCAATAGATGTAGATTCACTTGCAATTATTAAGGATTACTTTTCAAAGATAACAGTTAAAGATACATTAAATTTAACATACGATTTTCCAAATGTAGTTACCGATTCATTAGGTAACAAACCAAGTGGAGATTTAGGATTTGGTATTCTAACTGATGTCATTTCACAAAACTCAATTGAATCTAGAGAAATAGATTGGTTCTTTAAAATTCCAACTGTTTATAATACAACGATTGTGAAAGAATTACCAAAGAATGAATTCTATTGGGGTATTAATGGTGGATTTAATAAATCTGATATTATTAGTAATGTTGGTGGAGGATTAATCCTAAAAAGTAAAAAGAATAATTTATATCAATTAGGTTTAGGTATTCAGAATAATTCTAACACCTCACAGCTAGCACCATTTGTTAGTGCTGGTATGTATTGGAAGATAGGAAAAAAATAAATTTAGTTTGGCTAAAAAAGCATCATTAAAAGAAATAATCGCGGTAGAGTACAAACGTTGTGCATCTGACCCTATTTACTTCATGCGAAAGTATTGTATGATTCAACACCCTGTTAGGGGTAAGATACCGTTCCAATTATATCCATTTCAAGAAGAAACATTAGTTGACTTCAAAGACCATAGATATAATATTATTCTCAAATCAAGACAAACTGGTATATCAACATTAACTGCAGGATTTTCTTTGTGGAAAATGCTATTCAATGATGATTTTAATTGTTTGGTAATTGCAACAAAACAAGAAGTAGCAAAAAACTTAGTAACTAAGGTTAGGGTAATGAATCATTATCTTCCTTCTTGGTTAAAACTAACAACAGTTGAAGATAACAAACTATCTTTAAGATATTCAAATGGTTCTCAGATTAAAGCAACTTCAGCCGCTGGTGATGCTGGTCGTTCTGAAGCACTATCCCTTTTGGTATTTGATGAAGCTGCATTTATTGATAAGATTGAAGAAATATGGATATCTGCTCAATCTACATTATCTACGGGTGGAAATGCAATCATTTTGTCTACTCCAAATGGTGTAGGTAATTTCTTTCATAAAACTTGGGTAGGTTCTGAAGATGGTACAAATGGATTTAATAATATTAGATTACATTGGAGTGTACATCCAGAAAGAGACCAAAGTTGGAGAGATGAACAAGGTGTTTTATTAGGACCAAAGGGTGCAGCGCAGGAATGTGATTGTGATTTTGTTTCTTCTGGTGATTCAGTTATTGACCCACAAATACTTCAATTCTATAAAGAGACCTATGTACAAGAACCACTTGAAAAGGGTGGCTTTGATGGAAACTTATGGAAATGGCAATTTCCTGATTATACAAAAACTTATATAGTTGTAGCAGATGTTGCTCGTGGTGATTCTTCGGATTACTCTGCTGCTCATGTTATAGATGTTGATGCATCTGAACAAGTAGCTGAATATAGAGGTAAGTTGGATACCAAGGATTTTGGTAATTTCTTAGTATCTCTATCAACTGAATATAACAATGCTTTGTTGGTTATTGAAAATGCAAATATCGGTTGGGCAACTATTCAACAAGTGATTGATAGAAATTATGGTAATCTTTATTATATGAGTAAGGATTTAAAGTATGTAGATATCGAACATCAGCACTCAAATAGATATAGGTCACAGGATAAAAGTATGGTGGCAGGATTCTCAACTACTTCTAGAACAAGACCTTTGATTATTTCTAAGTTAGAAGAATATGTTAGAGAAAAATCAATCACAATACGTTCAGTACGAACTATTGATGAATTATTTACATTTATATGGATGAATGGTAGAGCTGAAGCTATGAGGGGTTATAATGATGATTTGACTATGAGTCTTGCAATTGCACTTTGGGTAAGAGATACTGCTTTGAGATTAAGACAAGAAGGTATTGATTTAACAAAAAAGTCAATAGATGGTATATCGTCACATACTTATAGTGGAATATATGGTGGTAGTGATGATAATGAGAATCCTTGGCAGATGAAAATCGGTGATGAAATAGAGGATTTAAGTAAATGGTTATAAATTAAAAGTTTTATATTTATATAGTATAGGTTAATTATAGGATTAATAAATGGATAATTGCACAAAAGAACTTTATAGCGAATTTAAATTAGGATTGGATGAAAACATCGAAGAATATGATGTTGAAAACTATGATGACTTAAAGGAGTTTATTCACTTTCTAAAAAATATGAAAGAGGATATTAACGAAGCCGAATATCAAGGTAGAAAAGTTAAACTTGGAAAACCAACTAGAGGTGATGTTAAGAAATTTAAAGTGTATGTAAAGAATCCAAAGGGAAATGTTGTAAAGGTAAACTTCGGACATGGTGGGACATCTGCTAAGAAAGCAGGTGAAAAAACAATGCAGATTCAGAAAGATATCCCATCTAGGAGAAAGGCTTTTAGAGCTAGGCACAATTGTGATACACCAGGACCAAGACACAAGGCTAGGTATTGGAGTTGTAAAGCATGGTAATAAAATTAGGATATATCAAATTTTTTTTGTATCTTAGTTAGATTATAACATAAAGAAAGTATAAATGGCAGAACAACAAAATAGTTCATTTTTTGGTAGATTGACAAAACTCTTTTCTACTCAAGCAATCGTAACGGTTGATAAAGACGGAAAAAGAAAAGTAGTTGATACCGATGATAGACAGCAAGGTACAACTAATCTTATGAATTTAAGAGATAGGTACACAAAACTACAAAGGTCTTTTGCATCAGATAATATGGCAGCTCAGTCAATGGCTTACCATCAAGTTCGTAGAGAACTATTCAGAGATTATGATGCAATGGATAATGACCCAATTATCTCCTCTGCATTAGATATCTATGCAGATGAATCAACATTAAAAAATGAATTTGGAGATGTTGTACAAATCAAATCAAAAAACGAAAAAGTAAAAGAGATATTAGAGAACTTATTCTATGATGTTCTTAATATAGAATTTAACCTATGGTCTTGGACAAGAAATATGGTTAAGTATGGAGATTTCTTTCTACTACAAGAAATACAAGAGGGTGTTGGTATTATTAATGTAAGACCTCTTCCAGTTTATGATACTGAAAGATTAGAAAATACTAATCCAAACAACGCTAACTATGTTAAGTTTAATGTAAACAATGACCCAAATGGTAAAGGTGAATACGAGAACTACGAAATAGTACATTTCAGATTATTATCAGACACAAACTTCCTTCCTTATGGTAAGGCAATGATTGAGAATGGTAGAAGAATTTGGAAACAAGTTTCTCTTATGGAAGATGCTATGTTAATCCATAGAATTATGAGAGCACCAGATAAAAGAGTTTTCAAAATTGATATTGGTAATATTCCTCCTCAAGAGGTTGATAACTACATGCAGAAGATTATAGGTAGAATGAAGAAAACTCCATTCGTAGATAAAAGAACTGGAGATTACAACTTAAAATATAATATCCAAAACCTAACTGAAGATTTCTTTTTACCTGTTAGGGGTGGTGATAGTGGAACTCAAATAGATTCATTAGGTGGTTTAGAATATACTGCAATTGATGATATTGATTACTTAAAGAATAAAATGTTTGCAGCTCTAAAGATTCCAAAAGCATATTTGGGATACGATGAGAATGTAAATGGTAAAGCAACTCTTGCTGCAGAAGATGTGAGATTTGCAAGAACAATAGAAAGAATACAAAGAACTTTAGTATCAGAATTAACTAAGTTGGCAGTAACACATTTAGCTGCACAAGGTTTAGAAGGAACTGAAATGGTTGATTTTGAATTAAACTTAGTTAATCCATCTACTATATATGAACAAGAAAAGGTAAATCTTTGGTCTGAGAAAGTTAGATTAGTTTCTGATATATCTGCACTAAATATGGTATCTAAAGATTGGGCATACAAAAATATATTTAACTTTAGTGATGATGAAGTTGATTTCCAAAAGGTTCAACTTATTAATGACCTTAAAGATAGGTTCAGATATCGTTCAATTGAGGATGAGGGTAATGACCCAGCAATGGAATCAGAACCAACTGATGTGGAAGATGAATTAGAAGAATTAAAAACTGAGTTAAAGAACAAAGGTGGTAGACCCAGAGAGGGAAACACTTATGGAAAGGATAAACATCCACTTGGGAGAGACCCACTTGGTAAAAAAGAAAATCAAAAGGCACTGAAAAAAACAGAGTCTACAATTAAAAAAGTTGCTAAAGAATATGTTAATGGGGTTTCGGCAAAACGAAAGTTAATAGGTGAAAATGGAGACTTTTTAGATGACACTAATTTGATTGATGAATAAAAATTTAGGAAATCAAAATAAAGTTATATTTATATACGATGTATAGTATTGTGTATTGATATATTATTATAGGATAAAAACATAATGAAGAGGGTAAAACATTCAAAATTTAAGAACACAGGTATTATTTTCGAACTTCTCGTAAGACAAATTACGTTAGAGGTTCTAAATGGAGATACTACTGAGAAGGCTAAAAAAATCGTTAGTGAGTTTTTTAGTCCAAAAACCGAGTTAAATAAAGAGCTAAGATTATACGAACTTCTTATGAAGGAAAAGTATAATTCTGAATCAAGAGCTGAGAAGTTCATAGATACAGTTAACGAAGCTCATAATCGTATTGACCAAAAGCAATTACATAAGGAGAAATATACTTTAATTAAAAAGATTAACGAATCATTTAATATGGATGATTTCTTATCTTCTCCTATTTCTAATTATCGCTTATTAGCATCTATCTATAAGATTTTTGAATCTAAAAAGATGGATAATTACGATATTAAGGATGTATTCAATTCAAAGATTACACTTATTGAAAGTATTACATCTAAACCAGCTACCAAATCTATAAACAAAAAAGATAAGTTAGTTGAAAATTATAAAAAGCAAGATAAAGATTTAAGATTACTTACTTATAAGATATTAGTAGAAACATTTAATAAAAAATATTCTAACCTAAATAATGACCAAAAGTTATTGTTAAAAGAATATATTAATAATTTAAGTAATACAACTGGTTTTAAATCGTATGTGGAAAAATCAATCCCATCTATTATAAAAGAATTAAAATCAATTAAATCTAAAATAAAAGATAAAGTAACTCAAATTAAATTAGCAGAAACTATCTCAGTACTATCTAAAACTAAGATTGGTAAGAATGTTTCTGATAATCATGTTTCATCAATAATGATGTCATATGAACTAATAAAAGAATTGAAGGTCAAAATATGAGTTTAAAAAAATTGGTAGAAGATTTAATTGCTGAAATTGAGCAAGATGAATTATCGGTAGACGAAATGAGTACTACTGGTAACGTTGCTGGGTATAATACTCCCAACGCGTTTAAAGATACCGATGGTACTGATGAAGATGATGAACCAGAAGATAAAGTTGTTGATAGAATCAACAAATCTACTGGTTACGAAAGGGTTAGTGAAAATAGGTGGTTAGAATTAAAAAAAGATGAATCTTCTCCAAAACAAAAAATTGGTAGAGGAATTTCTCAAGTTAATAAGCAACTTTCTGAAATCGAAACATTCCTTAGATGGTATGGTAAGATTAAAAAAGAAGGTGATTTAGATTCAAACCAATATTGGAAAAGAACACAAAAGAATTTGTTTAGAATTAGAGAAAGACTAAACAACATTGTAACATCCATAAGTAAATTATAATCAGAAATTAAACTATGAGTATTACTAAAGACACTATAAAAGAAACAATCAAAACAATAATGGCCGAAGAAGGTGATTATAAAGCATTCTTTAAAAAAGCATTAGAAAAAGCTGGAAAAGATATTCCATCAATGTCTGATGAAGAAAAGAAAGAGTTTTTTAATAAGATTGATGCTGCTTGGGATGGTAAGGGTGAAAAGAACGAAGGTAATGCCTTTGGTGCTGCTGTTACTAAAGCTAAGAAAGATGGTGATGATGAATTTGAAGTAGGTGGTAAAACTTATAAAGTAGAAGAATCTCATTCCGATTGTGGATGTGGATGTGGTGGAGTAACTGAAGGTGGTTGTTCAACTAATTTACCGATTGAACTTTCTGAAGAATTAACTTTTGAAATAAATACATTCTTAGAAAGACCTGTATTATCAAAAAATAACAATAAGATTACAGTTGAAAATTCTGAATTAAGTAATCTAATTCCTACATTAGTTAACAACGAAATTCACAAAAGATTATCATCTGGTGTGAAAAAGGAATTTATTGAGTTATTAAAAAACTATAAATAAGGATACCATTATGAAGAATCTATTAATAGAAACAAACTTATTTGAAGGAAGAGTGAATGAAGATTCATCTGGTAGAACTTTAGTTAAAGGAGTCCTTCAACGTTCAGGTGCAGAAAACCAAAATGGTAGAGTGTATCCAAGAGAAGTATTAGAAAGAGAAATTGATAAATACCAAACATTGGTTAAAGAAAGAAGAGCATTAGGTGAATTAGACCACCCTGATTCTTCGGTAATCAATTTAAAGAATGTATCTCACAATATTAAAGAAGTACATTGGGAAGGTAATGATGTAATAGGTACAGTTGAAATCTTACCTACTCCATCTGGAAATATATTAAAAGAATTATTAAGAGCAGGAATCCTTTTAGGTATCTCATCAAGAGGTATGGGTTCTACTCAACCAATGAAAGATAACAAACTTTTAGTTGGTGAAGATTTTGAACTAATAGGTTGGGACTTTGTTTCTAATCCATCTACACATGGTGCATTTATGACTCCAATGAACGAATCAGTAGTAAAGAATATTGGTACTGATGTTTGTGGTGATTTTTGTAAAGCACAAAACTTAATGAGAGAAATTATAACGGAACTAGCATAATGAGTAAGAAAAACTTTGACATATACGATTACGTTCACAACAATAAATTTGAATTAAAGGTTGAGAGCAAAAAAGAAACTAATGTATTTAAAGGATATAATGATATTAGAAAAACTAACATTAACGAAGTAAAGATTGTTGATGGTAAGTTTTCATTATCAGAATCTATTGAAGCTAATAAACCTCTAACGAATGAAGTTAAGAAACATTTCTTAGAAATTATCTCTACATACAAAACATTCCAAGAACAAATGAATAGACAATCTGATATAGTTCAGACTGCCGAAACATTGGGAGGTATTGTAGATGCTGCAAAAACATTAACTCTAAATGAAGCTGATGATTGGTTTGATAAAGTAACTATCAAACGTAATATGAGTGAATTAGAGAAAATGGATAAATCATTCGAAAAGGTTGCAACTGAAGCTAAGGCTTTAGATGAAAGGTTACATGCACTATATGAGGATATGGGAAATATCTTAGGAAGATATTACGAAATAGCTGAGTTAGATGAAGATACCATGAAACATCGTTTAGGTGATAAAAAATAAGATATGATTAAACTAACTGACTTATTAAAAGAAGAATCATTTACTGCTACATCTAAAAAAAGTGGTGAAACTGCTGTATTCAAAACAAAAGATGCAAGAGATTTGGCTGTAAAATCGGGTACTCATTCTAAGATAGATGATAAAGACGATGATGGTGATAAAAAAGATACTCCTAAAGTAAATATCTTTGATGAGCCTAAAAAGGATAAACCTAGCCAAGATTCAACTAAAGAAAGAGCTGGTAATCCTAAAATAAACAAAGCTGTTCGTGAGAAAGCAAAGGAGTTAGGAATCACCCCACAAAAATTAGGTAAAGAAGAATACGAAAGTAGAATGAGTAAGGCAGCTGTTGAAGCTCTAACTGACGCAAACTTTCATTCTGAAGCAAGAAAACTAATTTCAATATTGGAAGATAAACCTGAATGGGATTCTAATCCAATGAATGACCCAGACAAACCAAAAGATATATTTTCCGATGAATATGAGAAGTGGAGAAATAACACTGTATTCTCTTCTGAACTTTATGATTCAGCAGAAGGTACTGATGAAATTGCACATTTAGCAACGAATCAATCTGGATGGGAAGGAGAAACATCAGTAGATGCTATTGCATTTGATTTGAAAATGAATGGTAGTAAGAAATTGGCTGCTAAAATACAATCAATATTTGAAGGAAATTCAATTTCAAACGGAAGTCAATCAATTAGTATTTCTAAATTAATTAAAGAAGGAACTCGCTCTCAAGTTGGTATAATTGGTAGTAATGGTAAAATTGTTTCTGCATACGTTCACTATGATGGTTATCCATCAAATATGAAACCAGGTTTAAAACATCACATGAAGAGTGATAAAGATGTTCTTAAACTAATTAAGATGGGTGGAGCAAGAGGAATCTTTAATGATAAGGATATTGAATATTACAAAAGTGGTACTCCATTAAAGGGTGATTCTAAGAATATTGAATCATATATTAAAGATGCCGATATGAAGAATGGTGCAGAATTTGTATATTTATACAATGTAAAAGATAAGAAGTGGTATTACGCTGATACTTATAAAGACACTGAATTAAAAAAATTATTCTAATGAAAGAACAACTTAGAAAAATCGTAAGAGAGATAATGAGAGATAAAGCTATCTCTGAAATGAATGAAGAATCCGTAAACGAAGCTGCTAGTAAAGAAGCAATGGGAATCGCTGGATTTACTGGTACTCGTGGTATTGCCGTACAAAAATTCATTGATGATTATAATTTAGATTCAAAAAAACTTTTTAACTTTGTAAAAAAAGGTAAACTTAAAGATAGACTGGCATTTGTAACTGCTATTGCTGGAAAGCCGGGTAATAAATATCAAGGTGATATAGTAGGTATGTTTGGTGAATCAGTAATAAACGAAGGATACTCTACTGAAGAGAAACGAATCGTAATGATGGCAATTAGAAAACTTGCTAAATATCGTAGTGTACCAATCGACCAATCAGTAAATGATTTGTTAGGAGCAGGTGCAGAACTACAAAGAGATATTAAAAAGGGTAAGATTAAAAAATAACCCTATACACAAAATATATAAAAAACTTATTATTTTCTTTAGTTTTTTATTGTTTTATAAATTTTTATATATTTATTCTTACAATAACCCACGTCTATGTGGGTTGCATTGGTTAATGAATACTAACTTTTAATGTTTAGTTACCGAACAACCAATTTTACACAAATTCTACATTGAGGTTTCTCGAATAACTTCAGAAAAACAAAAATTACAAAGTAAAATGGCAAATTCAAAATTGTTAAAAGAAGCAATTGCGGATGCTAAAGCTGTAAGAGAAACTGCTATCGCTAACGCTAAAATCGCATTAGAAGAAGCTTTTACTCCAAGACTACAATCTATCCTATCAAAGAAGCTACAGGCTGAAATGGAAGGTGAAGAGGAAGAAATGGAAGAAGAGTTAGATTCTAGTGATATTGGTAAAGGCGATGAAGAATCTCCAGTTGAACCATCTGATGTTGCATCTGACGCACACACTGAACTTGGACCTGAATCTGAAGAAGAAACTGCAGAGGTAGGTGATGAGTTGGAAGAGGACACTGTATCAGAAACCGAAGAAGAGGAAGTTGAAGAAACTATCTCAGAAGAGGAAGACGAAATAGAAGAATCTGAAGAAGAGGAAGTTGAAGAAGTTAAAGAATCCGAAGAAGAAGAAGTTGAGGAAGACTACCACGAAGAAGAAGAGGTAGAAGAATCAGAAGAAGATGAATTGGATTTAGAGGCTATCATCAAAGAATTGGAAATGGGTATGGATGATGAAGAAGAAGTTTCCGAAGAGGAAATGGATTCTGAAGAAGAAGTATCTGAAGAAGAGGGAGAAGAAGAAATCGAAGAAATCGAAGAATCTGAAGAAGAAGAAATGGAAGAATCCGAAGAAGAGGAAGTTGAAGAAACTCACTCTGAAGAGGGCGAAGAAATGGAAGAAGATGAAGATGAAATCGACTTAGACGAAATCTTGAGAGAAATGGGATACGGAGAAGAAGAGGAAATTGAAGAATCAGAAGAAGAAGAAGAAGCTAACGAAGAGGTAGTTAAACTACAAACTGAGTTAGAAGAAGCTTACACTACTGTGAAATCTTTACAATCTACTATCAACGAAGTAAACCTTCTTAATGCAAAATTATTGTACGCTAACAGATTATTCAGAGGTTATAACCTAACCAACGAACAAAAATCTAAAGTTGTAGAAAACTTAGACAGAACAACATCTGTTAGAGAGGTAAAATTAGTTTACGCTACGTTAGCAGAATCTATGAATTTTACAGGAACTGAGAAAAGAACTAAGAAAGTAGTATCGGAAGGTGCTTCTAAACCAGTTGCTTCAACTGCTCCAGTAAAAAACATTATTTCTGAGAACACAAATACTTTAGCCGAAAGATTTAAACAATTGGCTAATATTAAATAATTAACTTAACATTAAAAAAGAAAAATAAAATGGCAAATTTTGATTTATCTAAACTAATGGAAGGAAAGAACCCACAATCTGTAATGTTGAATGAAACAAGACAACTAAAAGGAAAATGGGAACAAACTGGACTTCTAGAAGGTTTAAACGAAAAAGAGCAAGGCGCAATGTCTGTTCTTTTAGAAAACCAAGCAAAACAATTGCTTGATGAGGCAAGTTCTACTGGAGCTGCTGCAAATAGTGAAGAGTGGAGTGGTGTAGCCCTTCCTCTTGTAAGAAGAATCTTTGGTGAGATTGCTTCTAAAGAATTCGTTAGTGTACAACCAATGAACTTACCTTCAGGACTTGTATTCTATCTAGATTTCAAATATGGTACTGCTAACGCAGGAAGAAGTACTGGTGCTGCTGGTTCTTTATTCGGTGGTGCAGGTGGTGCTTCTATCGATGCTGGATTTGGTCAAACGAAATCAGCTGAGAATGGATTATATGGTGCTGGTGCATTCGGATACTCTGTAAACGAAGCTTCTGCTTCTGTTACTGCTGGTAATTCTGCTTTCGCTTCTGCTTCACATGCTGATGTAGGATTTGATGGTGCATTATCTGCTTCTATTGAAGCTGGTGATATCCAGAAAATTACAATTGCTAAATCTAATATCTCTGATACACTTGATTTAGATGCATTATCATCAGTTATCGTAAGTGGTGCTTCTGTAACTGGTGCAAACCTTGGTCAATTCAACAAAGTTGATGGTGCTAATGTTGTATTATTCGTTAATACTACTGCTGCTAGAGGTTCTGGTGACATTATTGTAGGTCACACAAATGTACCTCTTGATTATAGTAGAGGTGACTTTGAAGATAAAACTGGTGCTGACTTAGGAATTCCTGAAGTAGACCTAGAGTTGAAGTCTGAAGCAATCGTTGCTAAGACTAGAAAACTAAAGGCTGTATGGACTCCTGAATTGGCTCAAGATTTAAATGCTTACCATTCAATCGATGCTGAGGCTGAATTAACTTCTATGTTATCTGACTATATCTCTTTAGAGATTGACTTAGAAATCTTAGATATGTTAAAGTCTAACGCATTGACTACTGAATACTGGTCAGCTACAATCGGTGAGGAATTTAATGGTTCAACTTGGTCTGCTGGGAGTTCTTCAGTTGCTTACCAAAAGAACACTTGGTTCCAAACTTTAGGTACTAAATTAAACAAAGTATCTAATAAGATTCACCAATTGACTTTAAGAGGTGGAGCTAACTTCGTTGTTGCTTCTCCT